AAGTTAATCTGGTACTGTTGCATCTCACCTCTGTACTGGTAGAGGAATGCTGCAGCGCCATCTGTAATGACAGGTTTAAATCTATTAGGAATACTAGTAACGTCCCCGTGTGCAGTCAAGTCATCAGGGAACGTAAAGAAATCATATAGTAGTGTGTACTCTTTGTCAGGATAAGGGTACAGTAAATAATTGTTATCAAGGGTGCGTACAATGTACTGAGGCACACCTCCGCTATCAAACTGTGTAACTACTACGCCACTAGCGTAAGCTGCAGCAGTAGTACTCTCAGCACCTCTTGTGCAGCCTGTAAGAGTATTGCCTGAGATAGCAGTATAAGAGATCAACTCACTAGCTATGTAGACAGACCCTGAGGCTGCAAAACCTGTAGTTGAAACAAGTGTCAGGGTAGTTACAGAATCTGTGTGTGTGCCATTAAGAGTTGTAGATTCAATATCATCTTCTTGGTTAGCAAACTCTTTGCTTATGTATTCATTGTAATTAAGTCTTTTTAAATTAACCCCTGATGCACTGAGGTCAGTGTTCTTTTTTATTCTTGCTGTATTGTAATCTATGTATTTTGTACCAGTTGGTATGGTGTATCTTACTACACCCGGAACTAATGTAGAAGTGTTGGTGGAATGATTAAATGGGTATGCAAATTCTTTTTGGTTAATGTGTCGTATAGCTTCATTGATAGCATTTTTAGATTGTACTTGAACACCTCTAGCATCCGTAAAATTAGCGGAAGTAAGAACAACTTCATTCATACGAGTAAGAACGTCATTCGTTAATTCAAGATATGTCAGCGCCATCATGTTTCCTTAAAATGTAGCGATGGGGCCAGCATAAAGCCAGCCCCAAAGTTTAGCTTTGTATTACAGCAAGTCACGCTGGGCTGTAGCAGCCTCAGTGTGAGCAGCCGAAATATCAGCAATTACTGCATAGACACGAAGGCGTCCAGTTGCAGCAGCAGCACCAGCGATAACTACATCAATGGTATCTGACGCAGCGACAAGAGCTAATGCAGCAGCAGCATAAGTAGATGCAGCACCTGTATTTACAACGTTAGCTTCACCGTTAGTACCAAGTACAAGGTATGTACCAGCAGCATCATCCAAAGCAGCACCGTCAACGATGTCATCTCCACCAGCGAAGTCAATATTACAAGTACAACTTGCAGTAAAAGACTTCATGATTTCCGCACCGCCAGCAAGCATTACTGATTCAGCAGGGATTTCAAGCAGTTGGAAGATGTCACCGTTAGCAATGGTAGCACCTGCAGCAATCATAGCATCAATATCTAAGATTGCTTCAATAGTCCGTACAGAGTTACCAACTACTGTTGGAACAGCAAGAACGTTTGCTCCAACACCAGCAGTATCAACGGAAGTCATATCAAAAGTAGCCATAGTTTATATCCCTCCTAAGCTGCGTTATAACGAGCAGTTACGATTGCTTCAGGACGAAGAATCTTCCTACCGTATAGATGCATACCACGAACAATGTCAGCAAAGCTGTCAGGGTCGCGATACGTTTCTGTCTTGTTGATTTGCTCAGCAGTTGCTATAGCAGAATCATGGCCAGCTACTAGAACTCCCAGATTAGTTAGCTGGTTAGCTGTACCTGAAGTTCCCGGTCCAGTACCCAAAGCAGGCAAATTAGACGAGGAATAGACCCGAAAGCCGTGGAAGTTGCTTACAGCAAGACCGTTACGCAACCCACCTGATTCACCGAAGTCTGCGTTCATGAAGCGTGAATCTTCATCAGCGAGGATTTCCATGAAAACTGGATCGACTACCAGCCAGCGACCTTGTGAGTCAACCTGCTGTTGATCAAGCAAACGCTTCATACGAGCAATAATCATTGCAGGTGAAACGGTAGCTGTTGGCAACGAAGTTGCACCCGGCATACGAGCAGTCACAGGAATTGAGTGAGTACCAGCAGAGGCAGTAGTGATGTTTGCAAAATCGCCTTTGTGAAGCTGCATAGAAGAAAGCAACTCATTAGCACCTGCAGTAGCTACAGCTTTAGTACCATTGACAGTAGTGTTCAATGCACTAGCTTTGCTGTGATTAGCAGACTGTGCGTAGCCAGACATATAGCCAAGAACTTCTTGGTCATGGTTGTCAGCTAAACGATATGCAGCACGATTGGTTGCAAGATCCATGAAGTTCACATGCGAATGCGCCTCTTCAATATCGTCCATCTTAAAAGCAAAATAGTTAGCTTTATCAATGGTTAAGGAAAAATCCTCGTCCTGTAAATCTTGGGCTGTCACGTTTGTGCCACGTGCATACTGCGACACAGAAATTTCTGGTTCCTTGATGATTTTTACTGTATCACCTTGGGCAGAAATTTCTCCCATGTAGTCTGAGTTAGTAATATCACCAACTACAGTGCTCTTGCGGAATGCAAGCTGTACTTTTTTGGAATAGATTACGGGGCTAAAGTTACCATTTGGTAAATTGCCGTAACCTGTTGCGGTTGTAAAAGCCATGAGATAAATCCTCCATTAGGTGTTTGGCTTATGTTTAATAAGCTAAACTAACCGATAAGAGGCTGTACATTCTAGGGTGCATATAAGGTTAAGTCATAAGGATCAGTTATGTAACTTAAATTATACGGGCCTGTACTAGTTCAGGTAGATCTTATAATTGGTATGTTTAGACTTAGCGAGTTAGTAGTAGTTTATTAAGTGTAAGGTAGTCTCTCTACAAGAGGCTTACATTTAATGTAAAGACACCTATAGTTATACTGGGTACACTATAGATGTCAATGCCTTATTTACTATTATCGTGCTCCACCTGTCATATCGTAGTCAAACTTTCCAGAGCGAATAGCTTCCATAATAGCATCTGATTGTTTTTCATACTGAGAAGCAGACATCTTATGTACCTGAGACTCAGAGAAGTGACCAGAAGAGTCGTTTGCATCTGGCCTAGTTGAACGTTTAGTTACAACAGCGGATGCTGCGTTCTTAGTAGACTTCTTCTTAGTTTTATTATCTAAGCCATTGTCTACTTTATATAAATCAATTACACGTGTGACTGAAGCAGGGTCTTCTGAGTTCTCATAGAGAGCATCTTGTACCCACTTAGGTTGTTCCCCTGCCCAATCGTGGAAGCCATCACTAGCACGTAGTTCATCGAAGTCAGGGTGCATAGCCCTAATCTCGCCTTCCATACGATCACGATCTGCTTCTGCACTAATGCGGTCAATCTCTTGCAAGCGGTTTTCTGCACCAGCAAACTTCTCTTGTGCTTTCTTTTCTGCAATGCGTTCAACGATAGCTGATACATCAGGGTACTCTCGTGACCATGCCTCAATGTCTTCATCAGACTTAGGAGGGCGTATGTCACCACGCTCTTGTGCATTCTCTAGCTGAGCCTTAAGAGCTTTGAGTTCTTCAGCTTGTTTATTCTGGTGGCTACGTAAGTCACTGTAGCGTTTCTTGTATGTACGCTCTTCACCTGTAAGGCTTTCATCTTTATCTTCAGAGGTTTCATCAGTAGCCTTGGCGCTGGGCTTCTCTTCCTGTTGCTCTTCTTCACCGTTCATTAACTTTTCAAGCTCTGCTTCTTCTTCTTTAATGCGGCGCTTGTTAGCGTTGCTAAAGTTAGGATCAACGAATCCTGCTGAGCGTGGAGTTTCCACTGCTTGTAGTTCTGCCATAGTATTTCCTTTATGTGGGGCCAGCCGAAGCTGGGTAGCCTTATTGTTGTTGTCGGAGTAGTATAGTTATTTCTTCTTGGTCTTCTTCTTAGGTCGAGATACAAATCCACCTTTGTTACCTACAAAGTAATCATCTGCATCTTTGATTTTCTTTGATAGAGGACCTGATCCAGATCCCTTAGCAGAAGCTATGTTTGCAGTTGCTAAGTCTCTCTCTGCATTAGCCCTACTCATCAAAGCCTCCATAGCTCTATTTTGATCCCTGTCTGAATCACTTGCTTGACCTGATACTGTAGTTGCTGGCTCATCTGCCATCAAGTCACGGCCATCAGGATTATCTATTTTTCTTTTATCAGCAAGGGATTTGGATATACGTTTTGCATTTGCTGCATACTCGTTGGGAAATTTAAACGGATCATCACCATACTCTTCATCTAGTGATACTAAGCCTCTCTGCCAGCCATCCATAATAGCCCCAGTAAGCGGTCCTCCCTCTGTTGAGCCTAGTGATCTTGTTGCTTTTTTATCCCAAAGGTCTTGTAAGGTAGCAATTTTTTCTTCAGAAGCACCCCCATGTTTTTTAAAGTATTCAATGGCTAGTTTTTCATCCTTTAATCTAATAGCATTGTATATTCTTCCGGGAGTAACAGCACCAAGCATAGAGCCAAGAAAGCCCGGCTTCTTGTTAAGCCTATCTAATGTTTCTTGATAAAGTACTTTAGGATCATTCCAAGTAAAATCTGATTTATAATCATTAGGATCTGATTCAGCCATCATCTCCTTCATTGCTCTCTCTTGATCTTGGTCACCGCCAGAGGCATAGTAATCATCTGGCATGCGTGTCATTGCTTCGCCTTTTGAGTTTGTGTAAGTTCCACCAACGGCAACACCGCCAAACTTATCTGCAGCGCCACCTCCGCCTGTTCCCATACCAGCATTTATTAGTACAGGTGCTGACCCTAAAATAAAGCCAGCAGGTACAGCTGTAGTAGGACCATTGGCGTCATGTGCAATCTGCATGGTTGCCTTTGTGGTAGGATTATAGTAAGACATCATTGTAGTCTCGACACCACCCATACCGGGAGCACCGGGACCAAAGGCAGAAAAACCTAATCCATAATTTGCTGGGTTAAATCCACCTGCAGCAAAGCTAGGGGGCTGTTCTTCTAGCAGTGGCTCTGGTACAGTGTTTGTATTAGCTTGTT